TACGATGGTGATATGTATCGCTATGTAGTTATCGATAAGGTGCGTAAGAAGTTTCTTATAGATCGTGAAGACGAAAGCACACCTTTTATTAGTTTCCGTTCAAGCGTTGCACCGGGAGAAACCTATGGTCGTGGTCGTATTATGTCTGTGCTACCTAGCATTAAGACATTAAACTTAGTTGCTGAGTACGAAATGACTAGCGGCGCTATAGCTGCAAGTGGTGTGTTTACAGGTGTTACCGATGGGCAATTCAACCCATACAACATTGAGATAGCACCGGGTGTAATCATCCCAGTACAGTCTAATGACAACCGCAACCCTAGTATCAAACCATTAGATGTGAACTTTAACTTCCAGTTCACACAGATACAGAAGCAAGAGTTACAGAACAACATAAACACAGTGTTGTTTGCTAACCCTATTGGTTCTATGGACGACCCAACAAAGACAGCCACAGAGATTACCATGCGTAAGCAGATGGACTTACAACAGTCTGGCGGCTTCTTTTCACGCTTATTTTCAGAGTTCATCGACAAGGTACTTGAGCGTGTTGTCTACCTATTGAGTAATGAAGGGATTATTCCCCGCATTGAGATAGACGGTCGTAACTACCAGATTAAACACACTTCACCATTGGCATTAGCGATGGACTTAGAAGATGTGCAGAACTTGGATGAAGTCATGCAGCGATTGATGTCATACGACCCGCAAGGTTCGTTAGTTGCTGCTGGTATTAAGGTAGAGGATATACCGAGTTATGTGGCTAAGAAGGTCGGTTTAGACCCTGAATTAGTCAGAACAAAAGCGGAGATAGAAGAAAAAGCCCAACAAGCTATGCAAATGCAGCAGCAACAAATGCAGATGCAGCAAGGCGGGCAACAAGAGGTAATCGATGGATAAACAGCAAGTACACGCAAAGCTAAGGCAGGACAGACAAGCCGACGCTCAAGCGTACCATAACGTGTTTGTGAAGAACCCTGACGGGCAGAAGATATTTGAGAACTGGGTAGAGAAGTATTGTTTTAGCAATTTCACGCCAGAAGATGCGACCCTATCTGAATTAGCAAAGTCGGAAGCTCGTAGAGAGTTCGTAGCAATGATAGTACAGAAAATTAACCTAGCGGAGAGCGGTGAGTAAAATGACAGATGAAACCGAAGTTGTAGAAACACCAGAAGCAGCACCAGAAGCAGAAGCAGCACCAGAATCTACATGGAACTGGAACAATGAACTACCGGGTGCAGGTGAAGCACCTGACTGGTTAAACACTGCTAAATACAACGATGTATCAGAACAAGCTAAAGCCTATCGTGAACTTGAGTCTAAGTTCGGTGGCTTTACTGGTGCACCCGAAGCGTATGAAGCAGCATTGCCAGAAGATTTAGTTCTCCCAGAAGGTGTACAGCTAGACTTCAACAATGATGACCCTATATTCCAAGCTATTGCACCCGTAGCAGCAGAGTTGAATATGTCGCAAGAAGGTCTGAATAAGATAGTGGGGGCGTACTTTGGTGCTACAGCCCACCAGATGCAGCAAGACGCTATTTCAGATCGTGAGTACATTGAGAAAGAACTAGCCAGTGTACCGCAAGGTCAGCAGCGTATTAATCAAATGGCTGCATGGGCTAAGTCTAATCTACCAGAAGATCAGTTTGATGCGTTCTCTGACGCAGTAGTAGATGCCAAGACTATGCTGATGTTTGAGTCATTGATTAATAAAACACGCAATGCACCATTACCAACTGTTTCAGAAGCCCAGACCAAAGGGTATTCACAGGCAGATGTTGATTCAGCGTTCCGCGAGAAAGACCAAGACGGTAACAATAAGTATCTAACTGACCCGGCACATCGCGCAAAAGTAGAGCGCATGATGCAACAAACACGATAATTCTTAGTTGTTAGTTTCGCCCCTTCGGGGGCTTTTTTACTTAAAGTAACTTGTTAAGAGTTGACTTTAACTAGCTATATGCTAGATTAGTGTTATATTCCCCGGATACCTATGTAAATAGCCCGACTTTGGAATGATTAAAGCAATTTTGATCGGACCTAATCGGACACCCGATGAAAGTAGCTAAACACTATTTTTATTAACTATTTATAGAGGTTATTACAATGAGTAAGAACTTATCATCTGCAGCGATGCAGGAATTCGATAGCTTGGTTCACCAAGTATTTCAATCTAGCGGCAAATTAGAAGGCTGCTACAAACTTCGTTCAGGTATCACTGGCGATTCGTACAAATTCCGTACAATGGGCAAAGGTTTAGCTAACCAAAAGGCAAGCCAAGCTGACGTAACTCCAATGGATATTACGCATAGCTTAGTAACTTGTACTTTGGAAAACTGGAACGCGCCAGAGTATTCGGATATTTTCGATCAAGCAGAAGTAAACTTCGATGAAAAAGCTGAGTTAGCACAATCTATCGCTATGGCGTTAGGTCGTCGTCGTGACCAGTTAGTTATCGATGCACTTGATTCTGTAACTAAGTCTGAGTTTGCAGGTAACATCGTTCATGGTTCTGCTGGTTTATCAGTTGCCAAGATGTTAGAAGCTAAAGGTGACTTGGATTCAAACGAAGTACCAGAAGAAGGTCGTGTAATGATCGCTTCTACTGCTTCAATTGAGTCTTTATTGAACCAAGAGAAAGTATCATCTGCTGATTACAACACTATCCGAGCGTTGACTAACGGCGAAATCGATACATTCTTAGGCTTCAAGTTTAAGTTCATCGGTTCTCGTGGTGAAGGCGGTTTAACTAGCCAAGCTGCTAACCGTTTCGATGGTTACGCATACCACCAAGACGCAATCGGTATGGCTGTAGGCATTGACCAGAAAACTGAAATCAACTATGTACCTGAGAAAACATCTTTCTTAGTGAATGGTATGATGAAAGCTGGTGCTGCGGTTATCGACAAAACTGGTATCGTTGCTATTGAAGCGAACGAAGCCTAATAGCTTAAACTTAACCTTTTATTGGAGAAAATATCATGGCTTATTCAAATGATGGTCTGTTTCAGATCGGACCAGCTGGTAGTTCACCCCGTTTGTGGATGTACAGCACAACTGACGCTATCGCTACAGTAAACACAGAGGGCTATTTCAATGGCGCTGCTGATTTATTAAGCGTTCGTGACGTTGTTATCGTTGCTGATACAAACACGCCGACTACTAACCTAGTGAATGTTTTATCAAACACTGGCACAGTAGTAGACGTATCTAACGGCACAGCGATTGTTGAAACAGACAGTGACTAATTCTTAGCTCTCCGCTTGGAATAGGGGTTATCCTTGCCTACCCGTAGCAGGGGTAGCCCCGCTTTTTTATAGGATGAACACATGGCGACAAAGTTTGACATAGTGTCACAAGCATTATTACTAATTGGTGAGTCTCCGATTAGTTCATTCAGCGAAGGTGTGTCTGGTACAGTTGCAGCAAACCTATACGACACAACAAGAGATTCGTTTCTCACCGCTACCCGGTGGCGTTTTGCGGTAGGTAAGTTAAAACTTAGCCGACTGACTGACACACCATTAAACGAATACAACTACGCATTTCAACTACCTAGTGATTTATTGATGCCGATAGGCGCATATCCTAGTGCACGTTATGAAATCTACGAAGATAAGTTGTATAGCAACCATAGCGAAATAGAACTCGACTACATTTTCCGACCTGATGAAAGTGCGTTTCCAGCCTACTTTATTGAAGCATTAGCGGCACAACTGGCTGAGAAGTTTGCTATCCCAGTTACTAATAACCAGACAATGCGCCAAGCTATGGAAGCACACGCTTCTGATTCTTACCGCAAAGCTGCATTTAGAGATGCACAAGGTCGAGCACCACAGGCTATTAAGCACCGCCCCTATATCGCAGTAAGAGGCTAGTATGGCGAAAACGTACAACCTACAATCTAGTTTCAACAAGGGTGTGCTAGATAAGTCTATGCGTGCTCGTATGGACACTGAGCAATACTTTCAAGGTGTAGAACAGGCAGACAACTTCAAGTTCATACCGCAAGGTGGAGCAAGACGCAGAGAAGGGACGGAGTACATAGCGACCCTGACAGCAGAGAGTCGCATTGTTCCGTTGGTTATGAGTAATACACAGCGTTATATTCTGGCGTTTTCCAACAATCAACTTAAAGTGTTCCGGGCAGATACCGATGCACTGGTTGATACTGTTACCACCACATACACCACAGCACAGTTATTCGAGATGGACTTCGCCCAGTCTGGCGATGACTTATTGATAGTGCATGAAGATCATATTCCTAGAATCGTAGCTCGTGGTGCTACCGATGCAGACTTCACTATTACTGATGTCACATTCATAGGTCAGCCCACTTTCGATTTCAACGATACAGATAGCCCAGCAGCGACCAGTGAAATACAAGAGGTTACGTTCACATTTTCTGACGGTGCTGCTTACAAGTTGAATCTCGAAGGTATCGATACGGAAACGATGATATTCGCAGATATAGCTGAACACGCATCTCAAATACAACAAGAGCTTCACGCCCTATTCAATACGTCTGACACTGGTATAACTGTAGCGAGAACAGGCACTAAAGATTTTAGTGTGACATTAGCAGGTAGTTCGGCAAAGAACTGGCGACTAATACAAGGTCGGACTACTGACGGCTCTAGCGGTAGTGTTTCGTCAGCCCAGACACAGCAGGGTGTTGGCAGAACAGAAGAAGTATGGTCAAGCACTAGAGGGTATCCAAAGACTTGCACATTTCACGAAGGTCGTTTGTGGTTCGGTGGTAGTAGATCACTACCCAATACAGTGTTTGGTTCGTATGTAAACTCGTTCTTCAACTTTGACTTCGGTCGTGGTCGTGATGACCAGACCATTATGTATCAACTACAAAGCGACCAGAACAACAAGATACAAGCCATATACTCGTCACAGACTTTACAGATTTTCACATCTGGGGGTGAGTATGTGGTCTACCAGAGTGAGTTTGACCCTATTACACCAGCTAACATTCGTATCATATCGAATACAAAGTACGGGGCAGCAGCAGTAAAACCGACTGACATAGAAGGTTCTGTCACCTATGTACAAAGAACTGGTAAAGCTATTCGTGAAATGGTGGCTGAACAGGGTAGAAACTTTACTTCACCGTCTATTTCTTATTTAGCACCGAACATTGTTGTCAGCCCGGTGGAGTTAGAATCCGTCAGGGGTACAGCTAGTGATGACGCTAACTACATTCTCGCAGTGAATGGCGACGGTGATCTAGCATTATTCAATACATTGAAAGAACAGAATGTTGCTGCATGGTCATTGTGGAAAACAGACGGGGACTTCACAAGTGTAGCGGTGGCATTTGATGATATTTATGTAGCGGTCAAACGTGTTATTAATAGTTCGACAGTGTACTACCTAGAAAAGTTCAACACTGATTACAACATGGATAGTACAATTAAAAAGACCAGCGTAGGCAGTGCGACAGTTACAGGTCTTGCACACCTAGAAGGTGAAACAGTCAAGGTTAAGGCAGACGGTGCAGTTCTACAGGACAAAACGGTATCTAGTGGTCAGATAGTGTGTGAGCGTA